CTCGTTCCCGTTGGTCGTGCTCTCGGCCTGGAACAGGTTGTTGAGAATCCGCCAGCGCCGCGGGGCCGCCACCCCGACATTGGTCGTCGAGATGATCGCCGCCGCCGACGCCGAGGCGTCGAACGTCTCGAACACGCAGTCCCGCACCGTCACGTTCCAGCACCCATCGTAGTCGTGGATGCCGTACAGCCCGCTGCGGAAGTCGCAGCCGATGAACGAGGCGTGCGAGGCGTCGTACTCGTCCGTCCCACTCGACGCGTTGCGCTCGAGGCGCACGGCCGCGTAGGCGCTGGGCGCATCAAACAGCACGTTGACGAACTTCCAGCCGCGGCCCCGGACCTTGAGCAGCGGCCCGGCCGACGAGCTCGGCGGCACCCAGCTCGCCGCCCCGTAGTCGTAGAGCGCGCTGCCCGAGCCCGGTTGGTCGGCGTGGTGGAGCGACAGCGCGCCCATGATCGTCACGTCGAACACGAGGTTGGAGCCGACGCACTCCTCCTGCACCTTGCCGCGAAAGAGGACCGTGTCGCCGGTGGCGACCTGGCTCAGCGCGTAGGCCATCGTCAGGAACGGCGAGCGCCACGAGCGGCCATCCCCGGAATTGGAGCCGTGGTAGGTGTCCACGTACCACGTGGTCCCCGTGAGGCCCACCGGGGTGAGCAGGGCCTCGAGGTCGGTGGCCGCCGCGACACTGGTGAGTCCAATGTCGAGGCGCCGCTTCACGTCGGCACTCAGCATAGTCGCCACTCCCTCAGGAAACATGGGGGGCCGGCCGAACGGGCCCGCGCCCCCCCGTGGGGTATCTCGTTACACGGCCTTGTCGATCGCGGCCTCGTTCAAGTCCTCGATCACGCCGTTCGCGTTCCGCTGGACCGTGATGAGGTTCCAGTATTTCCGGATGTACCCTTCGATGCTGTCCTTGTCCGTCACCCGGTCGAACGTCGCCCCGTCCATGTCCGCCCAGTCGGAGCCCACCAGATCCGCGAGCCGGAACGCCCCGGTGTTCAAGAGGAACAGCCGCCCGTTGGGGCAGTCGTTGTCGGTGACGACGGGGATGGCGCCGCCCGCGTGCATGATCTGAGAGACCGGCTTGTACCCGGCCTTGAGCTGCATGTCCTGGCCGTCGATGCGCCGGAGCGGGAGAAAGAGCTCCGAGTAGCGCAGCACGAGCCCCGGCCGGCAGACGGCGAGGTCCGGGGTCTGGCGGCTCACCGCACGGATCTGCTCGATCACCTGCATCACGAGCGAGTCTGCGATATCGCGCAGCGTGCCCGAGTTGTGGAGCCGCGTGCTCTTCCACGGCCCCGTGGCCGGGATGGTCTCGAAGGTGACCGAATCCTTGACACTCGCCAGGAGCCCGTTGGCCTCGCCCGCGATGTAGTTGTCGGTGTCCGAGGTCGCCCGGGCGAAGAAGTCGCCGGCGGTCGTGACGGGATCGGGCGTCACCGTGATCGTGGCCGTGCTGTGGTCCACGTCCGTGACGGTGCATTTCGTGCGCGCCACGAACGCCTGGCTGTAGGGCTGGAGCACGTCGCCCACGTAGATGTGCCGCGACCCCAGGCCCCCGTTCGTGACGCCGTAGTCCTTGGTGAGCACCTGGCTCGTGTTGGAATCCGTGAGCAGGACGGCTACCTGGGCATCGCCGTTACAGAAGAACTGGCGGTTGACTTCGAGATCGTGGGCTTGGAGCCGGTCCTTCATGGTCTCGGAGAGCGCGGGCCGATAGGACCCGGCCTGCTTCTTGGTGACCTCGATCGCGAGGCCGTCGAGCGCCATGCGGGTGTAGGTGCGGACGACGCCCGCTTCGCCCTGGTCGTACCCGCCAGCGGCGGCCGCGGGCAGCGACTTGTTGGCCCCGGCATTGGCGGCGCCGCCACCGATCCGGGTCTGCACGCCGAAAATCCACTTGCGGCCCGTGTACTGCGCGTTCTCGAGCTTGGCGAACTGGGCCTTGAGCGGGGTCTCGGGGTTGATGAGCTGGACGTAAACGTTGGAGAAGTAGTCCTTGCCCAAGTCGTTCAGCTCGGTCAAGGTAGTCGGAGTGACAGCCATCGGTCAGCCCTCCGGCGAACAGGTTAGTCGCGCCGGCTATTCCACTCCCGATTGATGTCGACCCATTCCCGCGGGGTGAACGGACGCACCTTGCGGTCGGGCGCACTGGGAGCGGCCGGCTGCCCCGTCGTCACCGGCGGAGCTTTGGCCCGGTCGATTGCATGCTGCGTCGCTCGGTTGTGCGCGGCCGCCGAGGTGGCGCCCTGGAGTTGGGCGACTTGGGCTCGGAGGGCTGCGACTTCCTGTTGCACGGGGCCCAGGCTCGTGCTGAGATAGTGGGCCTCGCCCGTGAAAATAGCGCGCACCGCGGCGGGGTCAAGCCCGGCCTGGCCGCGCTCCAACTGCTCGGCGTAGATGGTCCGCACCCGATCCAGATCCACGTTCGCAAACGCGGGCTCCGCCCCCACCTCGAGAATCCATTGCGCCGCCTGGGCGACGCCCTGCTGCACGCGCTGCTGGTGGCGGGCCGCGTCCTCCGCCGCGTCCTCCGCCGCTCGCTCCCGGCCCGCCAGCGCCTCCTCGTGCGTCTTGGCATAGGTCGGGTCCTCGGCGAGCAGGCGGAGGTGGTTCTGGTACGCCTCCCACTTCTCGGGGTTGGTCTGGGCCTCGCGCAGCCGCGCGCGCTCGTCTTTCACCCACTGCTCACGCGCTTCCATGCGCGCGCGGTCGGCGATCAGTTGGGCCGCGTGCTGCTCGAGTTCCCGACGCGCTTCCGCCACTTCGCGCGTCTTGGCCTTGTAGTCCTCGAGCCGCATCCCGCCGCCGAGCACCTCCTGCAGCGGCTGGTACTGCATCTCGCCCTGGACCTTGAGCGGGAGCTTGGCCGTGACGGGAATCTTGAGGATCTCGGCCGGCTGGTCGCCCGCCGCTTCGCGGATCAGCGCCTCGATGAAGTCCTCGACGGGGGGCGGAGCCTCGGGGGCCGGGGCGGGCGCCGGCGTCGGGGTGTCCGGGGCCGGCGGGCCCGGCTCGGGCGCGGGCGGCGCCGGGGCAGGGGATTCGCTGTGCACCCACTCCTGATGGCGCGCTTCGGCCTGGGCTTGGAGACTGAGCGGCGGGGTAGCGGACGGCTCACTCGGCGGCGGATTGGGCATCGGAGGACCCTCCAAGAAACGCGGCGCGAATCTGCTGGCGGCGACGAGTAGACAGCAGCACGAACAGGGTGAGCATGACGCCCCGAGCCCGAGAGCCGGAAACGCCCCAATAGTGGCACAGATTCCAGCGAGGATGCTGCTTCACTGGGAGCACACGACCGCCGAACACGCGGGCTAATCGGTCGAGCGGCTCGCGTTGCACTTGCCGGACCGCGACATGCGAATGGCGAAAGGACGCTTCGCCTTCTAGGAAGCCAGCGGCCCAATCCAGATCGTGGCGCGTCGGTCGCTCCGTGCGGTTGGGCGTGCCGCGTTTCTGGCCATAGATGCGCGCCCCGGGCGTGAGGCCGCGCCGGCGCAGGTACTCATGGCCGCTAATCGGTGGCTCCCCCTTACGTCCCTTCGCCACTGGGCGCTCCTCCCGTTGCACCAGGCTGCGGTTGCTGCGCGGTGGCCATCTGCTGCAACTGCTGGGCCGCCATCAGCCGGTGTTCGGCCAAATGCAGACCCATCAGATGACGGGTCGCCCACGGTTGGGCGTCGTCCAAGAAGATATCGGCGTGGATCTCGACATGCACCGTGTGCTCGTCGTCGGCGGGCAAGAGATAGGGGGTCTGGTCCCGATGCACGAGTGCGTAGCCCAGTGCCGCCGTCGGCGTGCCTTCCGGCGGCGGGATCTGCACCACATCGTCCCGTTGGATCGCGAGGTTCTCCCGCCGGGCGCGCGCATAGTGGCGCGTCTGACTCTCAAACGCGCCCTCGATCCCCCGCCCGAGATCCATGAGCTGCAACCCCCGGCGCGGGTCGAGAAAGCCTTTCTCCATGAACTCCTTGATGTCGGCGCGCAGGGCGGCTTGCGACGTGGGCCGGAAGCCTTCGAGGTCGATGTCGACGTCGTCCGGGTCGGGCAAGTCCGCCCCGCGCACGCCCTCGACCAAGTACCCGAGATCGGGGCGGTGTACCGGGAGCCAGCGGACCTCATTCTCGCCGTAGCCCCAGCGGGCGAGCGCGAGTTGTTGGCGCGCCCAGCGCTTGAGCGACTGCTTCAAGTTGCGGACCGGGTCGTGCAGCTGCGCGTTCTCGGCCTCCTGCAGGTACTGCACCGCGATCCCCGAGTCGATGCCCGGCGGCACCTGGCCGCGCTGGATCTCGTGAAACGCCCCGATGTCGAACAGCGTCGCCTTGGCTTCCTGGATCAAGCGCCAGCGCGTCGCGTTGAACCCGGGCGGCGGGACCCGCTGCACGATGTCGCCAATCGGGCGGTGCGCGAGCGCGCTCGTCATCGGGACTTCGATGTGCGCCCCAGTCAGGTTCGTGATCTGGTCCGAGAGCCCCGGGATGCCCCAGAGCACCCACTGCCCGAGGCCGTGGCGGGCTTGCTCCTCGAGCTCCGCCTCCCACTGGCGATTGATGACCTTCTGGGGCGCGATCAGATCCTCAGCGACCCCGCGGCCCCAGGGGTCGAACGGCCGGCGCTCGTCATAGACTGGGACGAACGGGACGATCCCGTGCGGCAACCCTTCGTCCTCGCCCTCGAGGGGGTAGAGCAGTTGGCCGCCGGCGAGGACGAGCAAGCGACCCTGCGGCAAAAGCTCGCTCGGGGCTTCCCAGTATTCGGTCAGGAGGCACAGATCCTTGTCCGGGAGCGCACTGCCGCGCGGCGTGACGGCCTCCGGCGTCAGGGCGCCGAGCGTGAGGGACAGACTCCGCACGAGGCGCTCGTAGGTGCGGCCCGTGGCACTCCCGGTGAGCGTACTCACCCGGGCGGCGCGCGCGCCGTAGCGTTCCTTGACCACGCTGACCGGCACCACCTCGCTGTCGAGCAGCCAGCGGAAGCCTTCGTCGACCGCGAACCCCGCCGCCTCCGGATTCATGCGGAGGTTGAAGATCGTGCGGAGCGCCGTATCGGTGTCGCCCGGGCGGTAGCGGAACACCTGGGGATCGGTGACGGGGGCGGGCTGGCCCTGGGCATCGGCGAGCGGGGCGCCCTCGGCGTTCACGGGGAACTCCATCGGCTGCCCCGTCTCGGGGTGCGGCACCAGCACGGTCGCGGGCGTGAGCGGCCCGATGGCGGGATTCCAGAAGGTCTTGAACACGGCGACGCCGCAGTGGAACGCGAACCACAGGGCGAGCCGCATTTTGGCGTCCATCTCCGTCTTTTCCCAGCGCGCGGCCAGGAAGTTGGTGCACGTCGTCGCCCGGTCCCGTTCCTCGTAGTCGTTGGACTGCGGGATCGTCCGCCAGATCAGCTCCGCCGAGACCATGCGCTGCATCCGCGAGCGCAGGATGGGCCGCAGGTAGTTCATGGTGACCCGCAGCCGGCCCGTTGGGAGCGGGAGGTCGCGCCAGAGGCGCTCGCGCGTGGTCCAGTCGATGTGCTGGCGGCCGTCCGAGAACAGGAGCGCTTGCGTCGCCCGCTTGGCGCGGAGCACCGCGTCCGCCTCAGAGTCTTGGAGCAAGAGCTCGACGTAGTCGGCTTTCTGCCGCGGGCTCGCGTCGAAGGCGGGATAGCCCGCGCCCCGCGCATCGAACAGCCGTTGCCGCAGGGAGGGAGCGGCGGCGAGCTCCGGCGGGGCGACGGCCGTCATACTACACGTCGGCGAGGAAGATCGTCGCGCGGCCCGTGATGCCGCCCGTCCCGCTCGCCTCGAGCGCGACGCTCACCGCCGTGTTCTGGTCCCCATGCACCACCAAGGGCAAGTTGTGCAGGAAGGGACCCTTGGCGAAGTCCCAGCGATACACGAGCGTGACCGTGCTCCCAGCGACGACGCGCGTCAGCGTGACCGTCTTGATCGCGCTGACGGCCGCCGAGTAGTCCGCGGCCAGGCCGCCGACGAAATGGCGCACGCCGCCGACCGCGGCCCGGGTCACGGTCGCGGTCGCATTGTCCGTGGCGCTCGATTGGAACACGTCGCCGTTCAAGAGCAGCTCGTTGAACACTTAGCGCCGCCTTTCCGAGAGAGACGGGGGCCGCCACAAGCGCCGGCCGCCCTGGGGGAGCCAGAGGCTGCCGCCGTGGCTGCCGGCGAGCCCGCCGGGTTGATCGGTCACACTCTGGCCGGTGAGGGCAAAGCTGCCGGGGGCGAGCACGTTGCCGTAGCCCTGCACCGCCGCTTGCCCGCTCAGGCTCAAACTCCCGGGCGAGAGGTCGTCGGTGTAGGCGACCGAGGTGACGATGTAGGTCGAATTGAGATAGCTCTCGAGGTCGGTGAGGTCCGACCCCGTGAGCACCGCCTTGTAGATCAGATAGGCCGCCACATCGACCTGGGCGTCGTTGCCGACCGACCCGAGGTCGTCCCGCCAGCCGCCGACGTAGAGCGTCGTGATCCACGCCCCACTCGTGGCCAGCAGCGTCCCCACGGCGACCGTGGCGACTTCCACCTGGTTGACGCGCAGGCGGCAGGTCGTGGAGGACGCACCGGTCGCGACGATCAGCGCGGGCGTGTTGAGGACCGCCGTGCCGCCGGTCGCCACCTTGTTCGCCGGCGAGCTCTCGATCTCGACCCACTCCCATGCTTGGGCGGCGCTGATCCGCACGCTCAAGCCGATCGCGCGGGTGACCCCTGACGCAAGATCCCAGCCGACCCCAAGCACTTGGCGCACCGTCGCGGGGGTGGCGCGCGGGATGACCACGGCGGCGATCGTGTGGCTCGCCGTGTACTGATTCATCCACGTCAACCACGCCGCGTCGTTCCCCCCGCTCCCGGCGACCGCATTGGTCGTCCCGGAAAAGCGGGCGACGGCGAGCCCGTTCAAGATGCTCAGCTTGTGCGTGCCCAGGTTGGCGCGGTTGACGAGGTTCGTGTTGGCGTCCGCCCCGCCGACCGCATTGGAAAACTTGTGCGTGCTATCGTAGGTCTGGGCGTCCGAGTAGCCGTAGACCTTCGGCTCGTAGCGCGCGATCAGGTTGGTCGTCGGGAGTGCCACAGCTACGCGAGGGTAAAGAGGCCGCTCGCGAGCGACGGCGTGTAGGTGTCCGTGTCCTGCAAGGTCAGCGGGCTGCCCCGATCCCACCACCCGATGAGCGGCCCGCCGCTCACCGTGCTGTCGTAGGCGACGATGTACTGGAACGGCCCGATCGTGCCGCCGCTCGCCGTGAAGGTCGGGGCGGTCGCGGCGAGCGTCGCCGTGCCGGCGGTCTGGGTATAGGTCACGCCCGTGCACGCGCTGCCGCCGGAGCTGTAGCCGTTCGCCGCGGTGATCTGGGTGATGTTGGCGAGCACCGTGTTGGTGTTCACGGGCTGGGTATTCGACAACGCGAGCTTGATGGTATCGCTCGCGAGATTCGCCGCGCCGCCGATGTCGGCCGCCCACGAGCGAAACTTGTTGTAACTCAGCGCCATGTGCGGCTCCTCTCGTTAGGCAGTGGACGTCCACGCGCGCAGGATGGCCGCCGGGGATTGTCCCGTCGCCAGCGCATGCCGCGCCTCAGCCTCGAGCGCCTGCCGATGTTCGGTATCTTCCCAGTCGTCTACGGCCTCCTGCAGGAGGGCGGGCAACGGCTCGAGCGGCGGCGCCGGCGGCGTGGGAGCGGGGGGAATGGTCACGCCATCGCGCCACGCCGCGAGGAGCCGATCCACGGCGAGCGTTTCGGCCTGGCGGGCGTCGGCGAGCTGGGCCCGCAGCAGCGCGAGCGTGTCGCCGCGGCTCCACCAGGCCGCCGCAGCGCCGAGCGCCCCGCAGCACGCGCCATAGGCGAGGAGCAGGGCCGCGACGGCGAGGACGCTCACTCGCTCACCAGCTCCGGCCACTGCCAGCGCGCCCCCGTCTGCACGATGTCCGCGCGCTGCACAAAGGAACAGGGCGCCGGCGACCGCCCGTCGGGGAACGCGGTGAGGTTGACCATCTCCGCGGAGTGCGCGCGGGTGATGATCGCCGGGATCGCGTCCGGGAGATCGCGCAGCTCCGGGTCATTGGGGTCGGGATAGAACCACACGATCCGACCAATCGTGGGACGCAGCATCTTGCCTCCTTCGAGGAAGTCATCGCCCACTAGAGCGGCTGCCACGGGCCGGGCGGTCGCGTGGCGGCGACCGTGACGGCGTCGAACGCTTCGCTCGCGCGGCGCGACAGCGGATCGAGCTGGGCCCGCAGGCGCTGGAGCGTGAGATCGGCCGGCGCCGGCGTGAAGGGACGCACGAGCTCGACATAGCGCGCACAATCGGTCAGGTCGTCCTTCTCCTTGATCGGCGTGTCCGGCGGCGCGAGGTCCTTCTGCCGGTACTGGCGCAATTCCCACATCAGCCGCGACTCATGGAACTGCACGCCCTCCCACGTCCACGTCGAGCGCAAGCTCGAGAGGAAGTACACCTGCGGCGCCGGGCGCTTCCCGTTCCACGGGTTCTGATGCTGGGGGTTAAGATAGGCGGCGCGGCGGATCAAGTCGATACTCGCTTTGACGCTCCCGGCGTCCTTCGGCACCGGCTTACAGTAGATCCCGCAGTCGGCCAGGTTCAGGATCGCTTGCGCGCCCGCTCCGCCCGGGTCGGCCCAGCAATCCACGAGCGGTTGCACCATCATCGCGTCGAGGCGCTCCTCGGGCGTGGCGGCGAGGGCGGGGCTAATGCGGCGCGCCCAGCGCACGAGCAGGCGGCGGTAGGCGTCGGCGTGCAAGCGGTCGGGCAGGTTCTCGGCGTAGTGCTCCGCGACGTAGTAGCGGTTCCCCTCGTGGTCCACGGCGGTGAGCAACGCGCCGTGCCGCTTGTTGGGGTCGGCGGTGAAGATCCACGAGTAGGGCCGATCGGGCGGCAGGTCGGGCAGGATGTAGGGGCACGCCGCGTTCTCCGCGAGCAGGTCCGCGAACTCCGGGAAGATGAGGCCCTCGGTGAAACCGTACTTGCCATAGAGCCGCGTCTGGCGTTCGGACTCGGAGAGGCTCGGATCGTTTTGCAGGCGGGCGACGCCGCCGCCGGCGACGGAGGCGGGATTGTGGGCCATGCCTTGCTCGATGACCGTGACCGCAGGCCAGCGGCGCCAGACCTGGGGGGCCACGGCGTACTCCGGTTGCACGGTCGGCAAGTAGAACGCGCCAAAGGTCCAGCTGAGGCCGCTCAGGGGCGTAAACAGCAGCACCACGACGCCGTTGGTACTGGCGAGCCGCGCTTGGGCGGAGGTGTAGAGGCGTTTGTCGAGCGGTTCCTCATCGAACACGACCAGATCGACCACATCGCTCTCGAAGGCGAGAAACCCTTGCTCTTGCGACTTGGCCCAGAGCTCACCGCCGCCGTGTTTGTCCTTCCAGCGGAACAGCGGGTGCGGCGTCTCGGCGTAGGTGAACGGGAGGTCCGCGAACACGTCGTGGAGCAAGCGATCCTGCCAATTGCTGCGGTACTTCTCGTGCAGGTTCGGCGCGATCCAGATTTTCAGCGCGCGTCCCTGGGCGTTGCGGAGGCGGCGATAGATGGGGCCGTAGCGGCGCACGACTTGGTTGACGAGAGCGAGGCCGGCGAGCGTCTTGCCGGAGTTGTGATGAATCGCTCCCGCGCACCAGTAGTTGTGATAGCCAGGGACCGTGAAATCCCACTTGAGGTCCGTGCGCTCTGATACTATACTGGTTACCACCAATGGGCCGAATGCTGTCGCTTGCTGTGGCTGACGTGGCGCGCCTGCGGGACTTGATCGAAGTGCAGCAGGTTCCCCAACGCATAGCCGCTGAGCGTCTGGGCTGGCCGCTCCGGCGCGTCGAGCGCGTAATTGCTCGCCTCCACTTAACCACTCAGCATGTCGGGCGCTTCTCGGGACCCGCCTACGATCCCCGCTGGAAAGGCGGAGTGACGGTGGACCACGACGGGTATCGACTGCGTTACTGTCCAGGCCATCCGTTCGGTCGGACCCACACGAAATACGTCTTAGAGCATCGGCTCGTGATGGAGGAAATGCTGGGCCGGTATCTGCATCCCACGGAAGTCGTCCATCATCGGAACAAGCGGAAGCAGGACAATCGACCGGAGAACTTGCAACTGTTCGCGTCCAATGCCGATCATCTGCGTGCGGAGTTGACGGGACATCGCCCGCATTGGACCACGAGCGGAATAGCTCGGATCCAGGCTGGAGTGCAGCGATGGCGCGCCAGCCATGAGGCGTCTGCACACGATGCTCAGGGGCGCAGACGAACGACGCCCCGCTCGACAGTGTAACGCGCACCAACTGGCCGGGCGCCTTGGGAAATGGCACGCCCGCCGCCGCGACGACTAACCGTTCTCCATTCCACGCCAGCACGTGCCAGGGCGTGCGAATCTGATCGACGCGCCGCGATAAGTGCGCGACGGGATCCCACACGAGTTGCTCGCCGCCGAGACACTGGTTCCCCCCGCAGACGACAATGACGTCGGTGCTGGCGGCAAGCGTGGCTTGCTGCTGGGAATGGAACGGGAACGCGCCGAGCGGGCCAAGGGCCGTCGCGGTGCGCTCGAAGTCGTCGAGGAGCGCGGCATCGGCGTCGGGCACGCCGGAAGATGCGCGCGCTTAGCGCGCGGGGTCAACGGGCGGCGGGCCGAGGCGGGCTTCTAAGTCGCGCCGGTGCGCGAGGGCTTGGCCGAGGGCTTGGCGGTCGACGGGGAGGATAGCGACGACGCGCGGCAACAGCTCGAGGAGGTGAGCGACGAGCTCCTCGCCGGTGGGGCGCGGGGCAGCGGCGGGGTCGGGTTCGTAGGGGAGGCCGACCTCGGCGAGGACTTTCGCGGCGGCGATACGGTGGCCGGTCGCCAGGCTCTCGTCGAGGACGAACTGGCGGAGGATGGGATAGGCGGCTTCGGCGCCTTCGAGGTAGAGGGCGCGGACCTGGCTGGGGGTGCGACCTTTTCCAGGGACGCCGTGGCCGCGGCGCGGGTCCTCGCCGCGTTGGAACGGTCGTCCCACCACAGTCTTAGCTGCAGTCTTCAGTCTTCGTCCTCCGAGGGGTCGTAGCGGGATAAGGTGGCGAGCCAGGCTTCGTGGCGGAAGTAGCGATCGGCGGCGGCCATGGCGCCCTGCGGAAAGGCGCGCGGGCGTTCGTAGGGCGGGAGGCCCGCGACGGCGCACAGGCGGTCGGGGTCGACGACGGCGCGGATCTGGCCGTCACATTCCCAGCCGTATTGGTTTTGGTCTGGGAGATAGACGGCGAAGCCGGGGGCTGCGGCGCAGGTCCAGAACACGAGGGGGAAGTTTTCGGGGTCGCGGGCCGGGTCATAGCGGGGGTGGTGCATAGCGGGTTCCTCAACCGGATGGTTGACGGTGTGGGGAGCGTCGAGGCGTCGGACGCCGAAGTCTCCATCGCGGACCCAGTGGGCGCGGGGCATTTCCTCAACCGGATGGTTGACGCGCTGGGGGGATGGAGACGACGCGGACGCCGAAGCGTTGGCCGGCGAGGGCGTCCTTGGCGAGGACCTCGAGGAGCGGCGGCAGGCCGGGGCCTGGCGGGCGGTCGAGGAGCTCGTCGAGCTCGCCGTGGAACAGGGCGCGCAGGTTGCGCTGGATGGTCGGCTCGTTCACGGGCGGTCCAGGAGCTCATCGAGTTGGCCGCGCAGGACGCCGAGCGTGTCCTCGAGGCGCTCGAGGCAGTCGATGAGGACGGCCATGTTGTGCGCCAGCAGTTGCGTGTCGGTGGGGGCGCGGTCTGCCTCGAGCACGGGCCACTGCGGGCGGGTGCGGATGATGGTCATGGGTCGCGTCGTTCGCGGGCGGTGCCGTTGCCCGACCAGCCGTTGGCGATTCCGGCGCCGATGATGACGAGGGCGGTGACGAGGCCGAAGGCGAAGGGCCACAGGAAGTAGAGCAGGACCCAGCCGACGACGAGGGCGCCGGGGAGGAGGTCGGTCATGGGCCAGCCAGTTCGCGCAAGGCCGCAATGGCCTGCGTCCGCGACCGATACCCGTGACCATATCCGCCATTCGCCGCATACCAATTCCAGCGAGAGCGGAAGGCGACATCCCGCACGACGATGCCGAGGAAGGCCCGGTCATCGGCCCGGAGCACTTTGTAGCCAGTGGCGGAGTCGGGGATCAGCACGACGGTGCGGGCGAGATCGTTCAGGGCTGTACGACTTTTCCCGGTCAAGTAGTTCATCGCTGTATCAATGTGCCGGTACCGGCACACGAGGAGCACACGAGGCTGGTGCCGTCGCGGTAGTGGCCGAGCTCGCCGGAGCCGTCGCAGTCAGGGCACCGGACGCTGGTGGTGGTGCTATTCCGCTGGGCAAAGTCGAACGCTGCACGCTGGGCATCCATCACCCGCGGTCGTACACAGAGTCGTCGATCGAGTCAGGCATGTGTCGGGTTCCGGAGAGGGTGCCCGGAACCTACCCAGGTGTGACAACGTTGTCAAGGGGGCGGAATCCTCACTCGGTGAGCAGGTACACGCCATAGCCGCCGAGGCCGAGGCCGCCGAGGACAAGGACCGTCCCGGTGGTCCCCTCCGCAATCGCCCCCATCACGACGGCCACGGAGCCGCCGATGATCCAGGGCCAGGCGCGGTCGCGCTCGCGCTCAGAGGCGACGGGCCAGGTCCGGACGCGGGAGACAGTGAGGGGCGCGTTCGGGGCGATCGTCGGTCCTAGGGGCTCCCAGGCGCGGGGCAGGGCCTCCAGGCGGCGGAGGGAGGCGCTGGCCCCGAGGCTCGACGCGAAGGGGGTCTGCGCGCGCGCGGCGGCGGGCAGGAGGAGCAGGGCGAGGAGGAGTCGGGTCATGGGGGCCTCTTGGGGGAGATCGTCGGTCCTGGAGTGCTGGAGCCTCTCGCTGCCGGGGAATGTTGCGCCGTGAACGGGCCGAGGCAAGCCACGCGGGGGACGAGGACTCCGCGGCGCTCGAGGTAGGCAATCACTTCCGGCATCCCGCCACACACGTAGTCCACGCCGGCGCGTTGGCAAGCGTGCTGGAAGGCGACCTGGCCGGGGGTTTGCTTGCCGCCCGGGCGTTTCGTTTCGATCCAGAAGCCGCCGAGGCGTTGGTGGAGGGCATAGAGGTCGGGGAGGCCGATGGCTTGGCGGGAGCGGCGGGTTTGGACGGTCGAGTACGTGGTACAGCCGACCGAGTGCAGGAGCAGGCGGACGCGGGCGAGGACGGCCTTTTCGCTGGGGGCGTCGGAGGGCAGGAACGGGCGGCGGGTCATGCGCGCCGCCAGTACGGGAACTTGTTGCTCGGGCCGATGGGGACCCAGACCTCCCGGCGACCGCAGCGGGCGCAGGTGCGGGTGGTGGGGGCGCGGGGGCTCGTGTAGCGCCAGGTATGGCGACGGCAGGTGCCGGAGCGCGTCAGCGCGTGGGGCATGGGGGTTCCGGGCGTGGGGCGTGGGCGGCGAGCTCAGCGTTGCACGTCGAGCACCGGAGGACGAGCCGGTCGCCCTCGAGGAACGCGCGGCCCTTGCGGTGGCGGTGGCACCGCCAGCACCATCGCCAGAGGCGGGGGGAGCGGGCGGTCATGGAGGCACCGCGAGTGGAGGCTGAGGCACATCGGGGGAAGGCGGCATCTCGGTGGTGATCCAGCCACAGCGCCAGCCAGCGGCAGCGAGCTCCCCGGCGAGTGGCCCCTGTTGGTGGACGAAGGCTTGAGGGGCGCACAGGAACCACCGGCGACCGTGGGCGTCGATATGGACGTCGGTGAGTGGCAGACGGGTCACGGGTGCGTGCCTCCTCCTCATGTGGACGAGGCGAGTTTTTGGCTGACATTGGCGTGGGACTGGGAATCGCGGAGTCTCACACCGCGTTCCAGTCCGAAACGTACAAAAAGTGGTAGTCCCTTGGTAGGGACTACACAGTTTTTTGTAGCGAAACCGGCAGAGCGGTGATACCGCCTGCGATACTCCGTTGGTATCATACGCAGTCCCATTTTCGGTATCACGGTACCACTTGCGTAATTACGTGACAGCGTCATAAGACACTCTCGCCGAGCGGGGTCACCCGATAGCGGCGGTGCTCGCACACCACCGCATCGAGCTGCTCCAGGCGCTTCCGGGCCCGGAAAAAACTGGCCCGCGGCGCGTCCGTCGCCTGCCACCAGTCGTTCGCCCCCAACCCGTCCATCCCACCCACCTGCTGCAGCACCCGCAGCGCCGTGCGTTCCAGCGCCGTCAGCGGCCGTGCGGCGGGCGCACGATCCTCGCATTGCACGACCGCCGACCCATGGGCGCTCACCAGCCGAATCGGGATGGCCTGTGGCTGCTCGAAATCCCGCGCCTTCGGCACCGTCAGGGTAACCGCCCCGTCCCCCCCCAGCGCTAAGGACATCGCCACATCCCAGCGCCCCCGCAGCGCCGACGATCCCCGCTCCCGATCCTGCGTCGCCCATCCGGTATGATGCACGACCTGCACCGTGGCGCCGGTCCGTTGCTGCAACGCATCCAGGGCCATCAGCGCCAGCGTCATCTCTTGGCTCGAGTTCTCGTCCAAAAGGCCCGCACAGGCCGCGGCCAATGTGTCCAAGACAATGAGCCGTATCCCCTCCGGCCACCGGGCCGTGAGGGCACTCGTGAGCGCGTTGACATCCTCCCACTCCGCCAGCCGGAGGAGGTCGGGCACAATGACCAGCGGCACCTCCGCCGGGCGCGCGACCCCATGATATTGCAGATATGCCGCACACCGAGCCCGCAAGGACGTGCCAGCCTCGCCAGCGAGATAGACCACCGGCCCGGGTTGCTCGACCGGCTGCCCCAGCCAGGGCACGCCGCGCGCCACCGCATAGGCCAGCTCCAACGCGACAAACGACTTGCCAACACTCGAAGCACCAAACAACACCGCGACGCTCCCAAGCGGCAGCCAGCCGCGCACCAACCACGGCGGCGGCGGCATCGCGGCCCATTCGTCGTGCGGGATGAGGCGAAACCGGGGCGCCTCGGCCACGCCCGGGCTGGTGGGGCCAGCCCCATTCCCGCTCACTGGCAGCGCCACCAACGCCGCGAGCTCCCGGCCAGCGGCGAGATGGTCGCTGACATCCTTGCCGATGGCGGCGGTCACGAGCTGCACCTGGCGCGCCACGCCGGAGAGACTCACCGCCACGTGCCGCGCATGGGCCCGCCCCGCCTCGTCCTGATCCGCGACGATCACCACGTCCGCGCCCTGCAACACGCCGCCGTACTCGTCGCGCCACTTGCCCGCGCCCATCGGGTTGCACGTCGCCACGGCGCCCGCGCGCTCGACCGCCAGCACGTCCTTTTCCCCTTCCACGACATAGACGCGCTGGCCCGCCGCGACGGCTGCGCGGAGCTGCGGCAAGCGATACAGCACGCGGCGGGTGTCGTCGAGCTTCCAGATCCAGTTGCCGAACCCATCCGGGCGCCGCTGGCGAAACTCCTTCGACGGGAAGCGCACGACCTGGAACAGCAACTGGCCCGTTTCGTCCACATAGTCATACGTCGCCAGCGGCTCGCCGAGGGTGGCATGGCGCGTCGGGCAAACGTCCGCCCAGGTCAGGCCAAACGCGGCGATGATGGCCGCGGTCGCGCAGCCCGCGCTCCGGCAGGTGAACACGATCCCCCCATCTCGGCCATCACGAAAGTTCAAGGAAGGATGCGTATCGTCGTGCGCGGGACAACGCACGGCCCACTCCGCACGCCCGGCGCGCTTCGCCCCTACACGGGCCGCCAACTCGGCGGCCGTCACGGCCCCCGCCCTCGGTCCTCCTCTCGTTGCGCCAACTGCGCTTCGGTCGCGCACCACAGCACGGCGAGGGCCAGATCCTCCGCCTGCGGCGGCGTGAGCACGACCGGCAGCTGCTCGCGCTCGAGCTGGTCCATGATCCGGCGGGCGGTCGGGACGGCATCGGCCACGAGGCGGCTGAGGCGCTCGGCAGGGATCGGCATGGAAAGGCCCCCGGTGGTAGGAGAGTCGTCGGGACGTCCAGCCTGGGCCCATCGGCCAGACGTGGACGGTACGACTTCCGGCACCGAGGGCCTCACCCCCGAGATGGGCTCACGAGCGGTCGCCGGTCCCGACGGCAGCCCGCTCGCGTGAAATTACCCCGTCTCCCGCCTCCGTCAAGACAGAGCTGCGGGGCCTGCCGCCGGCCGCCACCGTGGCCGACACCCCCTCCGGCAGACTTGCCCTTTCACCTCGGGGCCCGCAGCCGTCACCGATCTGACGGCACACCATTGCGTTGCGCCGCCTGCCACCGCTTCCGAAACGCCTTCCCGAGATCGTACCACTGACGCGCCTTCGCCGGGACGACCCCCAGCGCGCCGTGCGTGTGCCGCGCGGTAAACGCCAGCCCTTCGAAGCCGTTATTCAGGGCCGCCGCCTGCCCCAACGTGATCCCGAAATGGGCCGCCACGGCGGCGAGAATCTTGGTCCCGATGTCGAGCCCATCACCTCGCTGGAGCGAGGCTCCGGTCGCCGCCAGCAACGCCCCGCAGAGACAGACAGAACTGGGGGTCGCGATGTCGATGCCCCAATAGTTCGGCTGGACCTGCAGCCCACGAAACGCCATCGTCCAGATCGCCTGCTCGAACGCGCGGCGCGCGACGGTCGGGGTCATCTCCCCAAGTCCCGGGAGCACCAGATGGCGATGGTGAAGCCAGGATACCAGATCGCGGCCCACGGCCGCACGTCGATGTCCCACCCGCCAGCCGAGAACTCGCTGAGCGTCTCGATCTCCGCGGTGCTCACGTGGTACGGTTCGGTCACATAGATCATCGGTCGCTCCGGTGCCCGAAGGCGGTAGCAGTGATCGAGCCCCGCCCGCGCGGGAATCTCCCACTCGTCGGGCCCGAGGTGGCGCACCCCAGGCGCCTCGCCGTCCCAGCCAGGCAGCACGCGCCACTCCACGTCACCAATGCGCGTGCCCGCGGGCCAACTCCCGTCCGGTCCGCACACGTGATCCGGCCCGATGAACGCCTCCGGCCGCCGCACCACCCGCTTAGTCGTCACCGGGAACCTCGTGCAGATGAAAGCAGTACGGGTGCACATTCACGTACTCCGCCTTCGGCGGCAACAACATGCCCACCGTGCAGGCATCGGGCAGGAGCTCGTAGCGGGCGTCGCGGATCTCCTCCCACGTCGGGTTGCGCGTGGGGTGCGAGATCGACAGGTGCCACCCATTCACGTGGTCCCAGGCGACGATCACGCGCAACTGCTCGAAGTCCGACTCCCACGTCCGGTGCCACCGCTCCACGATCCCAGGCACCCGACCGACCGCCCGCTCGAGCGTCGCGTCCGCCGCCTGGTTGTGCCGCCACTTGAGATTGGTGGGCGTCACAAAGCCGGGAAAGACCGCCGCCCCTACCACAGCGACCGCCAGCGCCGGAGGCTGCCCCATACCCGCGCCCACCAGCCCGGCCGCTCGACGTCCACCAACCGCCCCACGCGCATGGTCCGCCCCTCGATCCAGAGCTCGCCATCCGGTACGGTCGCATCAATCCGCACCAGGAACCCCGCCAGCCGGAGGGGACCGTCCGTGCACCGACGCTGCGGGGTCACGGAATCAAGCCCTCCGGGGTCCCGCGGGGGGCGTCTGGGGCATCGGTCAATCCCGCTAATCCGCCTTCCCCTACGCCTGCTTGGAGCGCCCACCACGCCTCCGAACGGTGGTCGGATGGCATCTGCATGTTGTTCTGCGGGGGTTCGTGCTCTCCGTACACGGCGACCAGCATCCCGAGGAAGTTGCCCACATCGGCGGCCTCGCCGCGGATGCGCCCGAACCCCTCGCCACGCTCAACGGCACGGCGCAGTTCTCCCAACTCTTGCTCAGCGCGCACGAGCAGCGCCGTGACGCTCATACGCTCCCACCCGCTTTTGTGCGCGTTCGCCTCCAGCCGTTCGGCCATGGCATCGGCGAATCGCGTCACGAGTCGAAGGTCGCTCATGGCTCCTCCCGGGTCCCGCGGGGGGCGGACCCCAACGCTGCGTTCAACGCCTCGATGTGCTTCTCGTAGTCGCGCCAAACGCCACGACTCAGCGCACCGTACTTGATGATGTCGCGGCGCAGAAACGGCTCCACGACGGCGCGGAGCCCGTCCGGGGCGCTCGGCCGATTCAGCGCGTCCCGCACGGCGAGCGCCTCCGCCTCCGTAAACTCCCCCGCGTCGAGCCAGAGCGTCCGCCCGCCGCTCTCCTCCAGGTGCCAGCCCCGCCGTGTGGCGCCGTGCTCGTCGTATTGGAGACGCCACGGCGTCGTATCGTTGCTCATCGGGGCTCCTCTCCGGTGGCGACCCCACGCCTCGGGTCTGAGGCTGGCGATTCGTATTCGTGACAGCAGCTCCCCGGCGGATGCGCGACACAGCAGACGGTGTTCCCGTGATACCACCATGACTTGCACTTCGGGCAGAAGTACGGGGGGATGTCTTTGCGCTGGGGAAAGTACGGGCTCATGCGCGCGCTCCGTGTGCCTGCTCGGCGTCTGTCATCGCTGCCAGCACGCGGCGACAATGCTTGCAGGAGACGTGAGGATAGGGCGGCGTCATCCAGCGCGCCCCATGATGAAGCCACGAACGACCGATGCGATACCCGCAGAGGGTACGATCCGCCCCCGCCGCGCGCGCCCCGTGGCACAACTGCCGGTAGTGGACGGACTGAACGAGTCTCAGCATCATCGCCCCTCCGCCGCCGCGATCTCCGCCTGCGCCGCTCGCACCGCGATCCCGTAGGCCACGCCATCGTTGTCCACAATCGCCGTCGCTAACGCCGTCATCGTCGCGGCCCGCAGCGCCCTCACATGCCGCCCGCAGAACGCCCCCAGCGCCTCCTCCGGGCACCCCACCGCGAGACAGGCCGTGAACGGGTCGCGCTCGTCGGGCCCCGCCGCCAGCGCCCGAATCCGGGTCTCAATCGTCTCCGCCGCCTTCTGTAGCCTCCACGTGGCGGGCGTGTCCTCCAGCGCGCGGGCGTACTCCGCCGCGATCTCCGCCGCGTCCAGATAGGCGCGCCGCTCCGCCGGCGTCGGCATCAGGCGGGCGGCGCCCCGCGCGCCGCCAGCAGCCGGTCGATGGGCTCGAGCAACTCCTGCGCCTTCCCCTTCTCCACAATCCACCGCTTCGCCGCGACGAGCTCGTCCGTCGTGAACGACCGCAACGGCTGCCCCTTGCGTGCCCCCACCGGCCAGGGCACGTCGCCCGGCGCCTCGGGAGCTTCCGATGCTGGCGTGTCGGGCGCGGGGGGCCCCGGCGGCGCCTCCGCGAAGCCCCCGTCCGGCACTTCTTCCGCAGGCGTCGTGCTGAACTCCATCCCGGCGAGCGCCACGATCCAGGAGAACGCCAACCGGCACGCCTTGGCGGTCGCCCGCGTCAGTGCCATCGAGCGCCGCGCGTAGCGGGGCCGGGTACTCCAGACCGGCTTGCCCTGCCGGTCCAGTTCGTCCGGGGCCCCGCACTCCGCCGAGGCGCGGGCGATCACCTGCCCGTCACTCATGCGCCGGAGTTCCACGACGGCGACATACACGCCGTCCAACTCCGTCACCGAGACCTCATGCGGCGTCACCCCGTTCAGCGACGCCAAGGCCGTCCACCCTTCGCACAAGATGTACTTGCGCCCCGAAATCATCTTGTAGAGCTGGCGCTGCTGCACCAACTTCGCGAGCGCCGTCGCCATCCGGCTCGCCTGCCCCAACAGGAAGTTGGGGTCCACCCCAACGAAGGCCGGCACCGCCTCCGGCTCAATCCGTCGGATCGCTTTGTCCGTCATCCGTCCCCGCTCTCTCGGTGGTGTCCGTTAGACCCGCACGCCCGCGCGGAGCAACGCCCGCCGGGCCTCCGCCAACGCGGCGAACGCCTCCACCCGCGCGCCCCGATTGTGCACCTCCCGGACCTCAAGATCGTCCGCGTCGTCCTTGCCAATCCGCACGATGTAGACGTCATCGACGTACTGGCCCTGACACTCCTCCCACATCGCGGCGTAGACCGCCGCTTGCACCAGCATCTCGTCGTAGATCCCCTTCGAGCTCTTGAGATCGACCAACACCAACTCGCGCGGATCCGCGTTCTTCGTCGCGAGAATGTCCAACCGCCCCCCGACCTGCAGCCGCTCCGACACCATCTCGTACTCAGTGCGGAGCACCACGTAGTGCTGCGCGTCCCAGAACTGGAGGAACTTGAGAAACGCCGTCTCCGCCCGCGCCAGCATCTCGGGTGTCACGTTGCTCGTGTCGAGCTCCATCCCGCGGAGGTGCGCCTCGCAGAGGGCGTGCGCGATCGTCCCCACATCGGCGGGCTTCCGGCGCGCGGCCTCCAAGTCGATCCCTTGCCGCCCCAGATCCCAGGCCCACGGAAGCAACGCCGGCTTGTTGAGCATGCCCAGCACGGTCGTCACGCCCGGCACTCGCTCCCCGCGCGCGTTCTTGTACACGGTGTGGCTCTTGAGGAAATCGACACTCAACTTGGCGCGCGCGGTCATGGGGCTCCGGGGACGGGGGTGCGGCGCCGGGGGTGCGCGCGCACCCACACCTTGTTGCGGCAGGCGTCGTCGTAGAAGCGCCGCGGCTTCCGGCCGTTCCCGAGGATCGGGAACGTGCGCCCGCAGCCGCACAGACACACGCCTACCCCGATGACCGGATAGGTCGGCTTGCGCTTCGGGAGGCGGCGAACCATTGGGGGGAATCTAGCTCCGTGGACAACGTTGTCAAGGTCGGGCCGGGTCGGTCGACCGCGGCGGCACCACCCGCCAGTCCGGTGCCCGGCCCGGCTCCGCCCACCGGGCCGCCGGTGGCGGCAACAGCCCGCGCCAGCACCACCGCACGATGCGATCCGCCCGCAGCCGCTCGGCCCTGTCCGGCCGGGCGACCACCCAATGATGCCGTTTCCCGGTCATCCGTCACCGCTCCGTTCCCCCACGGGGTGGTATCTTTGCACCGCAGGACTGTCTCCGCCTGGTCGGCCCCCTGGGTCGTGGCGAGGACGCGATCCGGTGTCCGCGTACTCACACGTTCATTTCCAGGGGGTTCTTGCTATGTCGGTTGCATCGCTCACCCGGCGGCTCGCCGGGCTCCTGCTCTGCCTCACCGTGCTCACCGCCTGTCCGCCCGACGCACCCCAGACGGACAGCCCTCCGGGCCGCATCGCCTCCATCGGCTTCGTCACGACCGCGGGGACCGTCAGCAGCCTGCTCCTCGGCCTCCGGCCAGGGCAGACGCTGCAGCTCTACGCGACCACCTCCGACGCCGCCGGCAACCCCGTCACCGGGGTCCCGATCACCTGGGCCTCGAACACACCCGCCGTCGCCAGCGTCTCGAGCACCGGCCTCGTCACGGCGCTCACCATCGGCAGTACCACGATCAGCGCCACGGCCTCCGGCATCTCCGGCAGCCTCACGCTGCGCGTGCTCAGTACCCCCGTCGCGAGCGTCAGCCTCAGCCCCGCGAGCGCCACCGTCGCCATCGGCCAGGCGGTGCAGCTCAGCGCCACGGCCAAGGATGCGAGCGGCACCGTGCTCGTCGGCCGGCCCGCGACCTGGGCCTCGAGCGCCGCGAGCATCGCGACCGTCGATACGGGCGGCACCGTCCGCGGCGTTGCCACGGGCAGCGCCAGCGTCACCGCGACCGTGGAAACGGTCACCGGCAGCGCGGCCATCACCGTACCGACCGCCAGCACGAATCCCGTCCTGTTCAGCGACGACTTCAGCGCCGGCGCCTCCGCCTCGTGGACCGGCCTGCTGGGCGCGTGGAGCATCGTCTCGGACGGCTCGAACGCGTGGAAGCAGGGCACCGCCACGGGCGACTCCTGGGCCACCGTGGGCACCAGTGCCTGGAAAGACGTCGCCGTTCGCGCACGCATCAAACCGCTCAGTTTCCAGTCGGGGGGCGGCATCGTCCGCGTGTTCGCCCGCTGGCAGTCCTCGAGCTCCTATTACTACGCCAACCTCACCAACGACGGCCAGGTGCAGCTCCGCCGCATGGCGAGCGGCACGATCACGGACTTGGCACCGCCCAAGGCCATCGGGGTCAGCGTCGGGACGTGGTACACGCTGCAGTTGAGCGTCCAAGGCTCGGCCCTCGCCGTCGCCGTGAACGGCGTGCAGCAACTCAGCGCCTCGGACGGCGGCATCACCGCCGGCGGCCTCGCCGCCATCGGCGGCTGGAACTCGACCGCCGAGTTTGACGATGTCCAAGTGACGAGCCTCAGCGGCACCCTGCCGCCTCCGCCACCGCCGCCCGCGCCGCCCGCCACCGTGACGGTCGCCCCGGCCACGGCGACGATTGCCGTCAGCGCGACCCAGCAACTCACCGCCACGGTCAAGGACTCGGCCGGGAACACCCTGACCGGGCAGCCGATCGCGTGGGCCAGCCTGACCCCCGCCCGCGCCACCGTGAACTCTACGGGGCTCGTGACGGGCCTCGCCGCCGGCGTGGATACGGTCACCGCGACCTCGAGCGCCAAAGTCGGCCGCAGCGTCGTCACGGTCACCGCCGTGGTGCCGCCGCCCACGGGCTCCACCGTGTTCGTCGGTGCGGGCGACATCTCGGACTGTGGGAACGATGGCGATCAGCAGACCGCCACGCTCTTGGACGGCATCGCCGGCACCGTGTTCACGCTCGGGGACAACGCCTACTCGAGCGGCACGGCGAGCGAGTACACGGACTGCTACAACCCCACCTGGGGCCGCCACAAAGCGCGCACCAAGCCGAGCCCGGGGAATCACGACTACAACACCAGCGGCGCGTCCGGTTACTACGGCTACTTCGGCACGCTCGCGGGCCCCTCCGGCCGTGGCTATTACAGTTACGACGTGGGCGGCTGGCATCTCGTCTCGCTCAACTCGAATGTCAGCATGAGTGCCGGCTCGGCCCAGGAAACCTGGCTCCGCGCCGACCTCGCCGCGAGCACCACGCCGTGCACGCTCGCCTACTGGCATCACCCGCGGTTCAGTTCGGGCACCAACCACGGCAGCGACGCCATGTCGCAACCGATCTGGCAGGCGCTGTACGATGCCGGCGCGGACGTGGTCCTGTCCGGCCACGAGCACAACTACGAGCGCTTCGCGCCCCAGACGCCGAGCGGGAGCGCCGACGCGAGCTTCGGCCTCCGCGAGTTCATCGTCGGGACCGGCGGCGAGAGCCACTACTCGGGCGTCTCGACGATCGCCAACAGCGAAGTGTTCAACGGCTCGACCTTCGGCGTCCTGAAGCTTACGCTCGCCAGTACGGGCTACACCTGGGAATTCATCCCCGTCGCCGGCAGCACGTTCCGCGACACAGGCTCCAGCGCCTGCCACGGCAAGCCCGGCGGCAGCACGGGGACCACCATCACGCTGACGGGCCCCCAAGGGACGTTCGACCGCCAGAGCCTGGCGAGCGGCACCACGATCGGCGCCACCGGGGCGACCTGGACGGGCGTTACCCAGCACATGGTCTCGATTGCGGGACCGCGGCTCTCCTGGACCGGGGGGACCGTCCTCGGGCAGTTCCCCTCGACCGCCCCCTACGATCCGACCCTGCACGACGCCTACGCCATGATCGTGCACGGCCCGTCGCCTGCCTACACGCTCGAGAACTTTCGGGCCAATGACTACGGGGATTGCGTGAGTTTCGATGGCGCGGGCTCCGACGGCTTCGTCCTGCGGGGCGTGCGCGGCTCCGCCTGTCGCGACGATGCGATTGAGGACGATGACATGGCGAGCGGGCTCGTCGACGACTCCTGGTTCGAGGGCTACATGAGTTTCAGCGCCCGCAGCTACCACGCCGTCCCCGATGGGAGCGGCAAGGTCGTCACGATCCAAAACTCCCTGTTTCGGCTGATCGACCTGCCGCCCTACTATCTGCCCGTCGTCGGGCACGGCACGTTCTGGAAGTTGGACGCCGGCAAGCTGAACCCCAAGCTCGCACTCACCAACAACGTCTTTCGGCTGGACTCGCCCCCGGTCGATCCGAGCACGCAGGGCAACGGCTACTGGCTGATTCCGCCGGCCGATCAGATCGCGAGCTGCAGCGGGAACGTCATTGTGTGGACGGGCAGCGGGAGTTTCCCGCAAACGAACTTTTTGCCTCAGTGTTTTACAATCACGAGCGACACCAAGGTATGGGATAACGCGGTCGCTGCATGGAAAAGCCGCCACCCGGCCTTGGCCGCTGACTACCCGATGTTCGGCTCCTAGATGGCGCCGCGCGAGCTGTTCTACTTCCTGCCGGGGACGATCCAACATTCGCGTATCATCGTCTTGTCTGGGATGCTCTCCAGCTCGCCCACCCGCTACATGATTTCCTGCGGGGCCTGCCGCGCCGCGTTCGTTCTCCCGCAGACGGTCGGCATGAGTTGGGACGCCTCCGGCGCGTGCTCGACCGTCAAGAGCATCCGGTGCATGCACTGTAACCAGTGGCACGTTTGGCTGCACCAGGGCGTGGCGTGCAACGTCGTGGAACTGTTCTGCCCGAGCTGCGGCTGCCTCCTCGAGGAGCCGCCCCGCTACGGCTGGGCCATGTGCGCTATCTGTCAGTGGGAAGGCCGCCTCTCCGAAGCGCTCCCCACGCCGCCGGAAGAACCGATGCTGCCGGCCGCCGCCTAGCGCCGCGGCCCCACGGGCGCCGGCGGCCCGACGGCCTTCTTCTTCGTGAGCGATAAGACTTCCGCCGCCGTGATCGCGAGCACGGTGGCCAGCGGCGCCGCCCCCAGCGCCGCCGGATCGAGCGCGTACCCCGTCCGGCTCACGATCCAGGGCGCGGCGACGGCACCGCCCAGCGTCACGAGCGGCTGCAGCTTCCGAAACAACCGTCCGTTGGTGACGGCGTAGTCCAGGCCCTTCACCCGGCTTAAGAGAAAGCTGGTGCCCAGGGCCCCACCTAACGCGACGAGCGTGCTGATCGGGTCCATACCGTCCTCTGGGTTAGAGAGCGGGCGGTCGCTGCCGCCCGAGGCCCACGGCGTCACACTCCGCCAAGGCCCGCAACACATGCCGTTCGGCGTTCTTCAACACGGAGACCCACACTTGGTGGTCGATGGGTCGCCGCCGCCCCTCCAATTCACGGAGGCTAATCAGGAGTTGGAGTGCGCTGCGGAGTTCGCCAGCGATTGCGGTCGCTCGTGTGACTTCGCTTATGATTGGCACTCGCATTTAGGGCGTCCTCAACACCCGATTCAGATAGGCGTCGACTCGACAGCGCGTCACATAATCACGTCGGCATTGTCGGCACAATCGCCGCCCATCACGCCTGCGCCAGGTATTGGCGTCGTCGTATGCATGGCCTGCGGGGCAGTGTGTCTTGGCGATCTGCCACTGTCCTGCTCCTCCGTGGATCGCCATGTGACGTCCAGGGCTCACCAGCTCGAGATGCGCCGGATTCACACAAGTGCGACGCCGGCAACGATGATGGAGGTGCTGGCCGAACGGAATCGGTCCGCACAACAAGGCGTAGACAGCTCGGTGAGCCGGCATATGTTGCCAATTACCGTAGCGGCCAGAGGATGCGCCGACCCACGTCCAACAGCCGGTTTCCTCAATGAGGTAGCCAACCGGATGCGCTCGCTGCAACCGACTCGTCAGGTTTAGCTGCACGAACGCCCCGATCATGGCTTCCCCATCAGGTCAGGCAGGCAATTCTCCCAAGGCGTCCGGCGCGATTGGGCGAGTTGCAGACATTTGCCCTGGACGACGAGTTGGCGCATCCCCACGACCTGGCTCCGCACACCAGTGATTGCGTCCCGGAGATCCTGCGCCGTCGAATCTGCCAGGCGCTGGACCTCAGCGAGGGTGACGAGGCGGAGGGAATCCGAGCGCCGTTGCGCGGCTTCGAGGGCGGCGAGTCGCGCGGGAACGTGGCTCCACCCGCCCAACGTCACCCCGATCGTCAGTCCTGCCGCCAAGATGCCGACGATGAGCACCGTTCCGCGCCACGATTCGGTTAGTGAACTCAGCAGTTGCAGGGGCATCGCATCAACTCCACTCAGGGCGCATCGCCCAAGCGGTGACTGAGAACTAAGGCCGTGACGAAGGCCACGCCGACCGCCACGGGCCACGCGAAGCCCAGCACCGCCGAGATCATCCCCGCCACGGCGGCGAGCGCGGCCGCGTACCCGAGGCGGTGCCGCAGCGCCTTCATGGCCAGCGCCCCTCCCAGAGCGCGATCTCGCGCTCGCGCCGGGCCCGCAGGCCCGCGCTGATGTGCCCCGCCGCATAGACCCAGCGGCGCAGCTGCTCCGGCACGCTGGCATAGTCGCCCCGGTTCAAGAGCCGGACGAGCGTCGACCGGGCGGCGGCCGCCGGGCCGACATTGAACACCCAGAGGACGAGCGCGTCAAACTGGTGCTGCGTCAGGCGGACGTGCACCGCCTGGCGCACCGTGCTCTCCGCGTCGAACAGATCGTCGCGCAGCAACCCCTCGACCTGCTCCAGCGTCAACCCGTCCTTCCACGCGACGACGCGCTCCCCGATGGCGACCTTGCCGGACATGACCTCGCTCCGGGTCAGGAAATGGCCGACCCCGAGCGTGCACAGCCCGGCCTCGTCCCAGTAGCACTCAGTCCGCACCCCTTCCAGGGCTTTGAGGGCGGTCACCGCCACGGCGCTCATCTGCATCCGTCTAACGTAGGGGAGGGGGGCCGCGGAAGGCAAAGACGTGCATCACGGCGCCTTGGGTCGCCGCCTATCTTGTTCTGGGTGTTGATGTTACCTTTGCCCGAATGATCGGCGCGTTTATTCAGGTCAACCTTTCGAGCCGACGAGCCCGCAGCCATCCGCTCGGCTATGTCATCGCGGAATCCGGCTGCTGGGAGTGGGTCGGGGCCCGGTCGCAGGGATATGGGAGCATGGACCAGGGCCGCCGCGTCCATCGCCTGATGTGGGAGCAGGTGCACGGTCCCATCCCGAGCGCCCATGAACTGCACCACCGCTGTGGCAATCGGGGGTGTGTGAACCCGGCCCATCTCGCCCTGGTCACCCGACGGACGCACCCCGGCCATCTGGCAGCCGTGCAGGCCGCCAAGATACACTGCTGCCACGGCCACCCCTTCTCCCCAGAGAACACGTATCGCTGGCGGGGTCAACGACACTGTCGGACGTGCATGCGAGCATACGACAAGGCATACCGCCTCCGCCTCCGTCAGCGCAGCGCCTCTAGGCGGGCGGCTCCGGCGGAGGACCGTGGCGCCGACGATCCCATTCAGGGTGCTTCGCATACCACGACTCCACGCGGCGCCGGGCCCGCAGCACCACCAGATCCACCTCTCCTTTGATAATCGCGAGCACACTCACCAGCTCGCTCACGGCGGTGTCAATCTCGATCTTGTGCTGGACGAGGCTATGGTAGGACTCGAGGTCCGGCCCGCCGGGTCCGTGGGGCGGCGGGCCCAGGGGGGCATCGGGCGGCAGGGGGGGGCCGGTCATCCTGGAAAGTAGCGTGGCGCAGGTGCCACATGACAGTGACGCCGCTCACCCGCGCCGGGGTCGTGGGCATCTGTGGCGGAATCGGGCATTTGTGTCAGCCTGCGGCGACGCCCTATCTGCGGAGTGCCACGCGCCTCCGCAGCACCTGGTGGCCCAGCGATTGCTCAGCACGGGAGAATTATGAACTCTCCGTCGTTGCCACCGGCAGCTACCTGGTCACCGCTGCGTTTGTGGCTTTTCTTCTGGGGCTTCTGCATGATTGCGGCGCTGCCCCTGTTCCTGTTTGTCGCGTTTACCGTCCTCACAGACCCCCACATCCACCAGCGGCCACTCGTCCTCGGCCTGTGGGCCTTGGTCCTCTTCGTGGTCTTCCCGCAAGGCATCATGATCTGGGGAAGCGTGCCCGCCCACATTCGGCGCTCGCTCACAGGACTGCTCTGCATGGGGATGGGCTTCGCGGGGTGGAACTGGGCCTGGCGCAGCTCGCACGAAGATTTCTTGCCAGTGATCGTCGTCATCGGCCTCATCATCTACGGCTTGCGCCTCATCGGGACCTGCGCCCCGGCCGATCGCGACGCCGCTGGTGCTTCGCCAGCGCCCGGCGCAGGTCCGTCACCGCGTCCTCAATGAGATCCCGCTGCCGGTCCGCGTCGGCGCGGCCATAGGCGGCCGACCGGATCACGCGCTCCAAGCGGGCCCGGGTGCGCTGGCCGTACTCCACTTGCCGCGTCGCAAACGCGTCCGCCGATTCCTCGGGCGCCTTCTTGAGCGGTGGAATCCCCGCGCCCACGCGCCCCATCTCGCGAATCAGGGCATCCTGTTGTCGCACATCCCGCTGCGGGCTCGTGGGATCGAGCAGCGTCGCCAGAACGCTCGGATCGCGCTGGACCTCTTGCCCGAACACGTTGCGGACGGGGCGGACGCCGCGGCTCGCGACGGGTAAGCGACTCTGGATCGTTTCGCCGATGCCGGCCGGCTTCCGCACCGTTGGGTCAAACGCACGCGCGGTGGCCGCTACGCCCGCAGGCACGACCGACCCGGCGAGGTCCGTGACGGCCCGGCTGCCCTGTTCGACGGGATTGATGATCGCTTCGGTGGCGGTCCGGAGGCCAGTGACAAACGGTTGATCGGCGACCGTCCGCAGCGAGGCCACCCCGAGCTGGCCAGCGCGTTCGAGGAAACTCGGCGTCTCATCCGCGTCTAGTGCCGCTGCCATGTTCGCCCCGACGGCAAAGAGATTCCCCGCAGGCGAGAGCCGACCGACGTTGCGCCATTCGCCGCCGAGGAGCACGCTGTTCGGCTGTCGACCTTCGAGGCGCCACCGCTCCCGCTCGCGTTGGCTCGCGGGTGCCGCGCCCGTGGCGAGCCCCTCGCGGTAGAGCAGATAGCCCATCGTGAGAGGGGCAAGTCCAGTGGTGGCCCGCCCGAGGATCTCGGCCGCGCGCTTCTGCGCGGCACCGATCGCCTTGCCCGCGGTGGCCGCCCGCCAGACCGCGATGGCCTCGAGTCCACCTTTGCCGAATCCGATCGGTGAGTACTCCAGCACCCGCGTCGCGACAGCGGACGGGGTGCGACGGAACGGGAGGACGAGTTCGCCGAGCGTGCCGAGATGCCGAAAGCCGGACGCCGCTTGGCTGAGCGCCGTCACGTCTCGAAAGGTCGAAACCTCCGCGTCCGCAATCGCTTGCGTGGCCAACTCGTCGGGAGGATTCGCGCGGAGCTCGCGGACGCGCGCCAAGCGCGCCTCGCCCTGCAGGCCTTCACGCTTGGCGAGCACCTGGGCCTGCTCCGCGAGCGAGCGTTGCAGGGCCGCGCCGCGAAAGACACGATCTTCCGCGTTGAGGAGCCCGAATACCGTCTGCGTGTACGTCTCGAGGATGGCGTTGTCGAAGTGGACTTCCTTCGGGATGTCGAACTTGGAGAGCGCCTCCTCCACGGGTCGCCCTCGCAGGAGGTCGCGCGCCTCCCGCGCGCCTTGCCGGGCCCCCTCCCAGGAGGCGCGCAGCGTCTCCGCCGTCGTCGGCGCTTTGGTCCGCTGTCCCGTCACTTTGGCGAGCAGCCAATCGAATAGGACCGCCGGATTGTCCTTCGCCGTCTCCAGCGCGGCCATCGTCGTGTTGGACGTGATGTTGACGATGTGCGTCTTGGGGTTCGTCAAGAGCCCGGCTTTCCACAGCGTGGTCGCCTTCTCTCCCCAAGACGCCTGGCGCAGGCTGGCGAGATAGCGCACCAACTCCTCGCGGTTGTCGGTGTTCAACAGTTCGCGCACCTTCGTCTGCACTTCGAGATCGAAGCCGGCCTCGCCGGCGATCTGCTGGGCCTTCGCGAGCCAGACGACCGGATCATTCGTGCGCTGCGCCAGGATCTTGAGGTTGTTGAGATTGCGCCCGGCCGCCGTGCGCGCGCGGGTGAAGCGCCCGAGGAGGGCCGCGTTCTGATCCTCGCGGTTGGCAATCGCCCGGGTGAGCCTATCGGCTTCCTCAGCCGCGACGGGCCCACTCCCGAGCGTGCGCGTGAGCCGCTCGATTTCCTCGACATTCGTCCGCACGACGTTGCGGATCGCGAGCATCTCGGCCCCGTTGAGCCGCGCCGCCTCGCCCTTGAGCACATCGTCCGGCGAGAGGCCGATCTCTTGCGCGATCGCGCGCGTCTCGTCCCACGACACGCGCTGCTTGGGGTGCAGGTGTTCGGTCTGCACCACCTTGACGACTTCCTCACGCAGCCGCGCTTCGCCCGTGGGATCGAGGGCGAACTTCGCGACGTTGACGTACTCGTCCGGGTTGATCGCGCTGGCAAAGACAGGTGGTGGTCCCGGCCGGACCGCCGCGGCGACATCTTCGAGGACGGGGGCGGCCGCCCGCTCACCGCTCCGCAGGGCACGCATCAGGGGCGGTACCCCTGCGAGGAGGGCCGCTCCGGCTAGCCCGCCAGTGACCGCGCCACGCACGGGATGTTCTGGCTCAAGCGCTGCCCCCCCGATGGCACCAGCGGCAGCTCCCGCCCCTGCGCGGCTCAAGGCTTCCACGGCCGGACGCGCCGCCGCTCCGCGTTCCCCGAGCGGCGGGGCAGCCGCCGGTGGCGGTGCCGGAATGGCCGCGGCTGGAGCCGCCGCAGGCACCGTTGGGCCCCTGCCTGGGGGCACCACCGACGGCTCCACAGGAGCAGGACCGGTCGCCGCGCGCCGCGCGGCCGACTCCGGCGCCTGGGACACGACCTGGCCACTCGGCAACGTGACGGTCGCTGGCTCGGGGGCCGCCACTGGTGCAGCTGCTTGCTCGCCAGCCCCCGTCTCGACGGCCGCCGGTGGAACACCCGACGCCACCCGGCGCTCCCCGCCGCCAGGGGGAGACCCGACGACTCGGCGCCGTTCCCGCTCCACGATGCTGCGGGGCAATTCCGGCTCGACCTGCGCAGCCGCCGCGACCTCCGCCGCCGTCCGAGCGGGCGGTGGGAGTGTTGCCGCGGCCGCCTGGAGTTGCCTGCCCAGCTCCTGGAGGCGGGCCGCTTGCTCCGGCGTGCGGGTCTCGAGGAGGGACAAGTCGGACGCCTCGTTCGCCAGGGCGTCGATGTCGTGGATACGGGCAGCGTCGCCGGTGGCGCGCACGGCCTCCTGCAATCCCTTGCTGCGTCGCAGCAAAGCGGGGATCGCTTCCGCTGTCCCGCCGAGAATCGCGTCCACCGCTACGTCGAAGCCGATGCGCGCCGCGGGATGCGCGGCGACCTGGCCGAGCCGCTCGCTCCCGGTGATCTGCGCGAGGCCGCCGACGAGTGACTCCTCGGGGCCCGCCGCCGCCATCGCGGCCGTCACGGGGGCCCCCGTCGCCACTTGCAGACCGACCCGACCGGCGAGGCTGGCCGGCGCGGCGAGCCCGGCCGCTTTCAGCACCCCCGCAGGAGTCATGTATTGGGCGACGTCGCCCGCGAGGCGTGCACCGACCCCCGCGACTTGGCCGATGGGCGTCTCCGGCTGGCCGTAAAACTGACGCGCCTCCTCACGGCTCTGGCGCAGCGTTTCCGAGAGCGGGGTCTCGCGGGTCGTCTCCTGGCCGACGGCGCGACCGGCGGCTTCCAGCAGGCGGGTCAGCCCGATCGCACTCGCATAGCCGCTCTCCGCCAGGCCGCGACCGACCTGGCGCGGAATGTCGAGCGGGGCGGCGCGCAGTTGGCGCCCGACGGCCCGCAGCATGCCCGGCACGGCGGTCCCGCCCGTCAGGGCCCGCCCGGCCTGCTGCGTCCGCAGGAGGTCTAAGTGCTGCTCCAGGGGAGAGGCGGCACGGTCGGGCGCACCGACCGCTGGCCGACGCCCGAGGCGCTGCTCGAGCGCGTCCCGCAGCGCCGCCGTGCCCATCGGCCGCTACGGCCCTCCGAGGATGGCCTGAATCTCTTGGGGACTGTAGCCCAGCTCGCGCAGGACGTCGGCAATCTCGGCCCGCGGCAAGCCGCGGTAGCGGGGGTCGGCTACTAATCCGCGCGCGTTCTGGATGCGGTCGCCCGGCTCCTCCTCGCCAGGCCCTGGAACGTCCGGCAACTCCTCCGCGTCCGGCATCTCCGTCTGCGCCGGCTGCGGCTGATACTGTGATGGGATCGGGCGCCCAGCCGGCGCAGCGGACATCCCTGGTGGAAGGCCGCCCGTCCGGCTGGCGATGTACTGCCGGACGATTGACGGAATGTCCTCCCGCGTCCCGGACGGACGCTGCGTCCCACTCAATCGCCCAGCGGTTTGGTAGCGCCGGACCGCTTCGCTGTAGGCGTCGTCCCAGTGGTCGTACTCGCCTTGGCCCTCATCGTACAGCCGGTCGGCTTCGCGAATGACCGCCCGCTGATCGACGGCCAGCGGGTCAGTAGCGCCTCGACCACCGGCTCCACGACCGCGCAGTCCCGCTGCGATGCGCAAGTTGGCGAGATACTCTTCGCGCGTGCGCGGGTGATAGGTGCGCGGTGCCACCGCGCCCGCGGGGATCTCCCCCGCCCCGAGGAGCAGCGCCTCGGGGTCGGTCACCGCGTCGCGTCCGGCGTAGCCGGCGAGGAGGCGCCCTTTCTCGCGCGCCACAAGCGCCTCCGGTGACAGCGGCGGCGCCCCCGGCCGGCGCGTACCAGGCTGACCCTGGAGATACTCGCCAAGCGTCTGTCGCGGAGGCACCGCCAACTGCGTGCCAATCTCCTGCCGCAGGCCCTGCACGCGCTGGTACTCCGCCTGCTGCTCCCCGAACGTCGTGGCGGCGCGCGCTTCCTGCGCCTGCTGGCGCTGCGCCTCCTGCTGGCGCAGCACGGCGAGCTCGTCGGCGAGCCGCTGCTGGCGACGGCGCGTCTCGCGGTCCTGCCGGAATCCGTAGCCCCGCGAGAATCCCCCGCCGAGCCCCTCGAGGAGGCCTGTGAGCGCCGCGCCGCCGTCACTCATGCGTAGCCGCCGACATCCGGCGCGTAGGTCGCGTCACTGCCGCCGAGTCCACCCCCGAGTTTGCCACCGATCGCGGCACCGGCTGGTCCACCTGCCAAAAATCCCACACCGGCGCCTAAAATATTTCCAATCGCCCCGAGGAGTGCCGCCTTCCGTTTGCGCTTCGCCTCTTGCTCGGCGAACCGTTGGCGCCGCGCCTCGAGGCCCGCTTCGAGCCCGCGCTCCGACGCCATTTTCGCATACGACCCGATCATGCCGGCGTACTTCTGCCCGATGTCCCCGAGCGCCACGGTCGTCCCGCCGGAGCGCAAGCCGCCGATGGCATTGAGTCCGCCCAACGTCGAGCCAATGTCCTGCAGGATCTGCGGCTGCAGCTGCTCCCCGTAGCCTTGGACCCCACGCTCGAGGTAGCGCTGGGCTTCGGGGACCTCGCTGTAGGGGTCCTCTGCCTTGGCCCGTCGAGGGCGCGCTAGTTCGAGCGCCCGCGCGTAGCCGATCACGAGCGTTTCTCCTTCCGCCGCTTGAGCGCCCCGTACCCTAGGATGAGCGCCATTACGATCCCCGTCCCGATGCAGAACGCTTGCAACTCCGAGAACTCACTCAACTCCTCGGTCCAGACATTCGCGTCCTCTTGCAGCGTCACATGGTAGGAGACGTCGCCCTCGTCGTCGGTGTGAATCCGCACGCTCATGCTGACGTTGGAGCCGTCGGCAGCGGCCGGAGCCGTGGACATGCGGCGCGCCTCAGTCCTTGCGCCGGCCGACGACCTTCTGCAGGCTCGTCTTGACCAGCGCCTTGCATTTGTCCCGCCACCGCTTGGGGCCGACCACGCTCACGACCACGGCTGCGGCCGCCAGCGTGCCGACCACGAGCGCCACCACTCGCTTGTGCAGAGCCATCGGGTCCCTCCTTCAGGTCGTGCGCGCCAGCAACTCCACCTCGAACGGCGTGACCCCGAGCGCGAGCAATTGGCGCTGGCGCGCCAGTTGCCGCTCCGGCAGGCGGGTCGGATTCCGCATCAACCCGCCCCCCATCCGAGTCATCGCCTCGCCAATCGCCGCGTTGTACGCACTGTGGTGCACGGTCTCGTCCACGGGAGAGTCGGGCATCCCCGGCGAGGCGCTGCCCGTGCCCGTTTGTCCCACCCCCCCCGTGTGCCGCGCCCCCAAGAGCCGGAGCGCGTGCTCGAGCGGGTCGCCGACGCTCGCCTCTGGCAGGCCCCCCGCCGCGCCGCCGGGCCCCGGCATCCCCGGGGCGGCGGTCGGAGCCGGGACCCGCTGCGCGGCCAGCGCCTGGCCCACCGCACGCGGGTCCGGCGCCGGACTCAACGGGTGGGGCAGGAACCCGAACGCACTCATGGACCGACTCCGAGCGTGCGGAGCTGCAGACTCACCCGGGACAACACGGGATCGAGGACGCCATCGCCCAACACGCGCACGACGAGCTCCTCATCACCTCCGCTCGGCTGCAGCCGCGTCCACTCCCCCGCCACCGTCTGGTCCGCGGCATCGACGACCGCCACGCGGGCGACCTCCGCGCTTTGCGTGAGGCTATACACCGTCACGTACACGGTGCCCGCTGCGCCCGCATTGGCGCGGGCCACCACTCTGGCCTGGTCGGCCCCGCTGTCGGCCAGGTCGATCCAGACCTGGGTGCCCGCCACGGTCGTGCCCGGACTCGCTGCTGCATTGGTCACGATAGTCCCCGCCCCACTCTGGAGCAACAGCACGTCGGCCAAGGGCGTCAGCCGGCCGAGGACCTCCGTCAGGCGGTCCTGCAGCGTCCGCAGGTCTCCGGGCGGCGGCCGCACGGGAAATGCCACGACGGGGCCTCTCATCGCGTCGACCGATGCGCCACCACCCACGCGACCGCATCACTCAGCACCACCCGCGCCGAAAACGCCGTGACGGCGATCTTGACCTGGAACGTCGTCCCCGTCGCCGCGAAGCCCCCGTCCACGGGACCGACCTCGCCGAGCGCGCGGGTGCGCGTCAACGCGGGAGACACCTCGCTCCCGTCGCGCAGCGCCGTCAGCGTGAGCGTCACCGTGCCCTCGTGTGCGAGCCGCTGGCTGAAGCGGCGCAGGCGGTTCCAGCCCTGCGGCGTCCCGGCGCGCAGCGGCGCGGAGACGAGATAGGGGGTGAACAACGAACCTCCACTACCATTGAGGGCCGCCCCATCTGTGGTAACGGTGGGATCGTCCATAGAGAGGATCTTGCCGGAACCAGCAGCGCACAGAAATAGAGGTATCACAAGTGTTGCCAGTAGGTTAGCTTTGTGCCATGCCCTACGGTCCACCGCCACGTCCGGTGAGCGAACGATTTTGGCCCCACGTTCAGAAAAGCAATTCGTGCTGGCTCTGGACAGGGGGTACACTGGGAGCGCGATACGGCAAAGTCACGCTTCCCGCCGTGTATGCCAACGGCGTTAAGATCCGTGGACGACGTTACATGCCGGCGCATCGCTTGGCTTGGCAACTTGTGTACGGCCCGATCCCTGAAGGACTCTGGGTACTTCACCATTGTGACAACACACGATGCGTGCGTCCTGAACATCTCTATCTCGGTACTGTACGTGAGAATATGCGCGATGCTGCGATTCGCCATCGCGTGGCCTCAGGAGAGCGCTCCCACCTCTCCAAATTGACGAATGACGATGTCCGCACCATTCGCATGATTGGTCCATTCTACGGTCCAACTCGCCTGGCACGAGCACTCCACATGGATCGGCACTCCGTCTCAGCTATTCTCCACCACCGGACGTGGAAGCACATCTAGATCACGGGCAGCTCACGTTGTTGAGGCTGTCGTAGGCGGAGACGGTCGGCGTCCAGGCCGGGTCACTGCTCCGCGCCCGCAGATCGACCGCCGTCGGCGCATACACGGTGAACGTCTGGTTCGCCCCGAACACGCCCACGAAACTGCCCTCGACCGACCACGTCGCGAGCCCATGCGGGGACGACTCGACGGTCGTCGTCGTGACGCCGCCGTGGGCATCGCTGGACACGCGCACCGTCAGATGGTGGGTCCCATCGCAACTCACGAAACTGATCGCCGGCTGGTCGATGACCGTCAGCACCGTCTGGTCCGCCGCATACGCCGAGGACTGCCCGCCCTTCACATGACGCACCCGCCACTGGTAGCTCGTGTGGTCCACGCGCGCCAGACGGTCGTAGAGACTCACCCCGGCCGCGATGGTGGTGATGAGGGTCCAGGAGCCGCTGGCGGTCTCGCGTTCCCAGTATTCCGTCTCAGCCGTCGCGTCGCCGTTCGTCCAGTTCGCGCGCCACGTTGCGGTGGTCACGAGCGTCGTACTCGGCCCAGTCGGGCTCGCGCTCGGGCCCAGTACCGTGGTCGTCGCCACACTCTGCGCGACAAAGATCCGCGTCGTGCTGCCGGCGAGCTTCCAATCCGGTTGCCACACGTTGCGGGCCAGGTCCCACGCCAGTACCACCCACGGCGCCGTCGTGTCCGGCGCGTCCGCCGCCACGTGGACGCCGAACAGCATGAGCCGGCGCTCCGGATGGTAGCGCACCCACGCCTGCGTCAGCTGGTCGATGCCTCGCCAGGTCCGCTGCCGCGGCCCCACCAGCGACTCGACCGTCACCCCATCCGTGCGGAACGGGCCTGGCTTCCCGATCCCGTACCAGGTGCCTTCCGCCTGCTCGAGCGCGAGCGGGTTCTCGCACCCGAAGCCCTGGGTGTTCTGGACGCCCTGTACTTGGAACTGCCAGCCGGGGTAGGCACGCCCGAAGCCCGAGACGACGTAGAGCTCGTTGGCCTTGGCGACGAGCAACAGGCCCTGCCCCTTCTTCATCGCCGTCACGCGGTCGCCCCGCGCCCCGATGGTGTTGTAGGCGTCCTTGTCGAAGCCATCAGCGGCCCCGGGATCGCGGCCGAGGAAGCTGTGGCGCACCAGCGCTGGGGCGTCGCCGGCGCTCGCTTCCTCATCGCCGTAGCCGGCGATGAACAGATGGTTGTTGTACTCCTCGACGCAGTAGGGGAACAGCGCGGCCGCCCCGGCGCCGCCCGCGACGAACGCGAACGTGGGCACGCTCAGCACCGGCGGCACGGCGGCCGTGATGACCACCAGGGGGTTGCGGCTCGCGTAGGTGGGCTGCGCGTCGCACACGTACAATTGCTCGAACAGACTCGCCACGACGGGGCGCGCGGCCGTCGCTCGATTCCAGCTCGCGGGGAAGGCCGTGCGGGAGAGCGCTTCCGTCGCGCCCGCCAGCGCCAGGTCCGATGTCACGGCCGTGGCGTAGTGCTTCGTCGTCCCGCTCGACCACCCGATCACGACCGCCCCTGTCGCCGCTTTGGGCGCGAGGCCCAGGACGTGCGACAGTTCCGCCGGGCTGCCGGCGTCGTCGTGCAGCGTGAGCAGGATACGGGAGCCCCCGCGCGTCGCGAGCTGCGGCGCGCGCTCGGGGACCAGATTCTCGCCCGCCGCGATCGTGCCTGGGCCCGTCAGCGCCGGATCGGCGACGTCCTCGACGAGCCCGCCCACCCACGGGGGCAGCCGCACCGGCGCGGCGGCCAGGCGCACGCTCATGGCTGCGCCACGCCCCGCAAGCGCCATTCGCCCGCCGCCTCGAGGACGTGAATCTCCGCTACCCGCGTGCCGCCATCGACAGCGGCAAACAGTGCCGTGCAGAACACATTGAGGGCGAGTTGGGCTTGCTGGAGGTTGCGTTCGAGCTCGCGAAAGAGCGCGACCTGGCGCTCCGTCAGCGGGACCTCGATCACCAGCGGCTCGCTCATTTCAGGTTCGTGATGGTGGTCTGGGTCGCCGTCAGGTTCGTCGCGAGGGCCGTCACCTGCGTCTGCAGCGTGACGATGGCCGCGGCCAGCGTCGGGTCTTTCAATTTCTCCTGCGTCGCGGCGAGGGCGGTGTGCACGCTCTGCAGCGCGACGGTGATCGCCCCCAGATACGTCATCAGGTTGTTGAGGACGAGGAGCATCTCCTCGCGGCGGGTGGAGGTGCGGATGGGCATCAGGGACTCGTGAGCAGCTCAATGACCACGAGATCATAGATCAGACTCGAGGCCGTCCCTTTATCGCCCCGGAAGTCGATCGTGACGGCACCGCTCAACGTCTCCGCCGGGGCGGTCAGCCGGTCGAAGTTCCAGCCCGCGTCATCAGAGCCGAACGCACTCGCCACCTGGGTCGCCGCGCCGGTGCGCGTGATGACGGCCTGGTACTGCCACGACCCCGTGACGAAAGTGCCCGCCAGCACGACTTGGGTGGCGCCAAAGTTCATCCCCATCTCGTTCGAGCCGCCAGGGCCGTGGCCCCGCACCGAGATCCGCAGGCTCTGCCCATTCGTCGCGAGCGTGCCCGCCGGGAGCACATACGATGTGACGCTCACCTCACTCGCGCTCGTCGTGCTCTTGTTGTGGTCCAGAAAGAGAATCCGCGAGGTCAACGCGGCCGTGAGCCCGCCCGCCGCCACGACGTTGCCACTCTTGTCCACGCTGAACTTGGACACGCCGCCGACCTGCAGGTCGAGCAACAGGCTCCCCGCCGCACTCGCCGAGCTCGTGATATTGCACTTGAGGGCCGTGAACGTGACGCCGCCCGCGTTCCAGGTCGCGGCCAGGTCGAGCAGCCGGACGTCGGTCGTGAACGTGCGGCCTGCGAGGCTCAGGGTCTGGCCCAACACGTCCGTCCCGGCGGTCACCGTGGTGCCGGCCGTCACGGTGGTGCCGGCGCTGACGGCGCCGGCCGTGGCCGTCACGCTGGTCCCCGCCGTGAAACTCCCCGCGACGACCGCCACGCCCGCCTTGGTGATGGACGCCTGGCTCACGCCCCCCACTTGCAGATCGAGCAGCAGGCTCCCGGCGGCACTCGCCGAGCTGGTCACGTTGACCTTGACGGCGGTGAACGCCAGCGCGCCGTTGTTCCAGATCCCGCTGATGTCCAGGAACTTGGAGTCCGACGAAAAGGCCCCGTTGAGCACCGTCAGGCTTTTCGCCGCCAAGCTCACGGCGTACCCGCCCCCGGCGCCCAAGTAGGCGACCCCGTTCTGCACCGAGACCGTGCCCGTCTTGTCGACGCTGCACTTGGACACGCCGCCGACCCGCAGATCCAACAGCAAGCTCGTGCCGGCGCTCGCCGTATCGGTGACGTCGAGGCGCGCGGCGGTGAACACGACCGCCCCGGCGTTCCACGTGGCCGCCCAATCGACGAGGTGGAGGTCTGTCGTGAAGGTCGCGCCCGCGAGCGCCAGCGTCCGCCCGGCCAGCGCGGTCCCGGCGGTCACCGTCGTGCCGGCGCCGACACTCGTCGTCGCGGTCAGGCTGCCCCGGGCCGTCACGTCGCCCGCGTCTGCCACCAGGAGATTGTTCAGCGTATCGGCATGGTTCCGCAGGGCGAGCGAGGTCGCCCCCGGCACCACCACACTCGCCGCCGCGGTCAGCTCGAGCGCCGTGCCCGTCAGCTTGCCCGTCGCGACGAGCGCGCCCGTGAGCGCCAAGCCGGTGCCGCTGAAGCTCGCGACCGTTGCCGCATCGACGTGGATCACCGCAGCGGTGAGCCCGTAGAGATCCAGCGGATCGGGCGCGCCTACGCCCGTGAACGCCCCGTTCTCCATGCCGCTCGTGCCGAACGACGCCATCAACTCCGCGAGCGCCGCGTCGCGCCGCGCCCCGAGGGACAAGGGCGCGAGGGCGGGAATCTGCTGGAGGATCTCGGCGGACACGGTCGCCGCCGCGACCGCATCCTCGAGCTGGTGCTGGTCACTCCAGTTGTACTTAGTCGTCACGGGTTCCACTCCTGCAGCCACGTCTGCGTCGGCTGGATACCCCGTTTCGCGACGGTCGCAAACAGGAGCGCCCGGCGATCCTGCCAGCGCTGCGCCAGTTCCGGCGGGCGGCTCCCTTCGCCGCCCAGCGCGAAGGCAAACAGCGCTTCCAGCGCGATCACATCGTGGAAGCGGCTCGGAATCCCGGCGATGGCGGTCGTATCGTCGACGAGCGCCGCCGGCCAATAGGCGTAGCGCAGCCAGAGCGCCAGGCCCGCCGTCGTGTCCGGCGAGGTCTGGAGCACGGGCGTGTCGTCGGGCCCGGTCACACAGAAGCACCCGGCGCCGGCGTCGTGCAGCTCCGCGAGGCGCACCTCGCCGAGCAGCGCCCCGTCCGCATCCGTCTCGCGCACCTCGAGCCAGCGGGCGAAGTCCGTCAGCGGGACGCTCTGCGTGGCGAACGTGTAGGTGCGCGCGGTCGCACTGTCCGCCGCGAGCGTCTGACTCTTGGACAGGTAGCTGGGGTTGGCCTGGTGGATCTCGGCGATCAGGCTGTCGACCGCTTGCTGGATGATGGGGTCGAGGACCGTGGCGACGCCGGAGGTGGGCGTGGTGTCGCCGTAGAGCCCATCGTCAATCGTGGTGCCGAGGTAGGCCCGGACCCAAGCTTTCACGGTGGCCCGGGTCGTCATGGCTCAGCGCTTGAGCGCGACGTGGCGGAGCCCGGCGCCAACCGCTTTCCGGTGGGAGGATTCCGAGCGCTCCGCACCGATGATCTTCCCGGCCTTGATCGAGCTGTAGAAGACCTGCTTCGCCTTCTTCTCGGAGCCATAAGTCTGGCGCATCTGTTCGAGGATGGCAGCGCCTTTTCGTGAAAGGGGAATGGGGCTACCCTCCTGTCGCCTTCGCGGCCTCGCGGTTGCGGCGCGCCGTCTCCCGCCCCCGCGCCAGCGTCGCGAGCTGCTGCGCCCGCCGCTCCTCCGGCCCGGGGTCCACGGGCGCCAGCGCCGCGGGGCGCGGCAGCCGCGTCGCCGCGAGCTCGTGGTTCAGGCGCACGAAGCGCCGGTACACGATCTCCGGGTTTTCCTTCCAGGCCGAGGTCGTCCGCAGCCAGTCCACGAACCGCGCCACGATGTCGTCGGGATAGTCGACGGTGACGTACTGTTGGTGTGCCCAGTCCCACTCACGCAGGCGCATTGGGGTCCCTCCGCAGCGAGAGGCCGACCGGGACGAGCGGCTCCCCCCGCATCCGTTTCACCCGGTCGAGGAAGCGATCCGCATATTCCGTCCCCAGCCGGTCGTAGTGGCGCGCGCCCGCCGCCCGGTTCGCCCGCATCCGGCGCAGGATCTCCCGCCGGGGCGAGCCCGCGCCGTCCCAGGGATTGCCGACGAACGTGCGCTGCAAGTTCTCGAGAATCTCCCGCATCGCCGCGTCGTCCAGCTCGCGGAACGGATACAGACCCGTCACGGGGTCCGGCGCGAGGGGCTGGCGGGTGCCGTCGGGGAGCTCGCGATAGAAGGCTCCCCAGAACTGCGATCGGGGGACGCCATCGGCACCCGCCAATATCACCTCGTAGCGCGACACCAGCCCGTTCCAGCGGATCGTGTCCGTCGCGCAGCCCGTCACCTGCCGGAGCGCTGCGACCCACTCCGGCTGAATGTCCGCCGGCATCGCGGCAGCTACGCGCCGGGGACCGCCGTTGTCCGACCGGCCGTCACCGTCGCCTTGCCCGACGGATTGAGCGAGAAGTTCCCCACCCACCCGTCCCCGGTCCCGGCCTTGTAGTCCGTCGTGTCGTAGTTGCCCTGCAAGTAGTTCTGCGTCACGATGTTGCCGGACCCCCCCGTCAGGTCCACATACAACCCCGTCCCGTGCACCGTGCCGAAGGCGTTGCCCTTGATCCACGAGCCCGCGAGGCCCATCACGAGGTGCCGC